CTGAAACGGGAGAAGAATAAGGCTGTTCGCCAGCAGAAGGTGGCTCAGAGCATCGAGGCCTTCCATTTGCAGGGCCTGGAAAAGCAGCTGCCTCACCAGCTGTCCGGCGGTCAGCAGCAGCGAGTGGCTCTGGCTCGTATCCTGGTCAGCGAACCCTCCATCCTCATGCTGGACGAGCCCTTCTCCGCCCTGGATTCCTATCTTCGCTGGGAGATGGAGCAGGAGCTCACCGAGCGTCTGAAGGAGTTCCACGGCACCACCCTCTTCGTGTCCCACAGCCGGGACGAGGTGTACCGGGTCAGCGAACGGGTGGCGGTGTACGGCCACGGTCACATCGAGGTGGTGGATTCCAAGAGCGAGGTGTTCCAGAATCCCCGCACCTGGCAGGCGGCGCTGCTCACCGGCTGCAAGAACCTGGCCATGGTGACTCGGAACGGAACCACCTGCCATGTGGAAGATTGGGATCTGGATCTGACTCTTCCCGCCGACGAGGATTTTGACTGCGTGGGCATTCGAGCCCACAGCATCCGCTATGCGGAAGGCCCTGGTGAAAACACCTTCCCCTTCGAGGTGGTGCAGGAGGTTCCGGATACCTTTAACGTGGTGCGGATGATCCGCCGAAAGGGAGCAAACCCCAAGGAGCTGATCCGTTGGGCCATTCCCAAGGAGCTGGAGGCCCAGCAGACCCCCACCGAGTACGTCACCTTCCCACCAGAAGGCCTGATGAAACTGAAACGCTAAGCCATAAAAAATCCCCGAGAGATTGCAAACCCTGCAATTTCTCGGGGATTTTGTTGCTATTCCGCTGTCTCCTGTAATAGCATCAGGCTCATCCAACTGATGCCGCTTCCCATCACATCCGCCCAGGTCTGGCTGGCCTGGGTGAGAAAGCTCCATTGGGTGACCCAGTAGTGGTAATTCACCTGCAAATGGCAGGGAATAATGTCATCCATGATTTTGAGCATCCGCTCCAGCTCCTCCTGGTTGGCGGACAGGTGAGGGAAGGTCACCTCAACCACGTATTTCTGGTCGGTTTCCTTCACCACCGCCTCCACGCCGCAGCCTGCAATGTTATCGTTGATGGCGGCCAGAGTAAAGCTGCCGGTGCCGATGCGCAGCAGAGCGGTGAGGGCGCTGCGCAGCTCCTGGGTGGTTTGGGCCACCGGCTTGTTCCGCAGCAGCTTCAGATAGGCAGAAATGCCCTCATCCTGAGCGGTAGTCAGATTCATCTCCCGCTCCAGTACCTCCAGCCGGTCACTGATCTCGTCCAGCTGAGCGCCGTAGCTGTCCAGCTCAGCGCCGTTGATGCTGCCTTCCAGCTGATAGATCCCCAGGGGAGAGAGCAGCGCCTTTAAATGTTCGCTGTAGCTCATCCTTCACCGTCCCATTCCGACACGGTGAGGGTTCCCAGCACCGGCAGCACATCCTGCTGGGCGGCAATGTCCTTGTTGGGATCCAGCAGGGAGCAGTTTTCCACCCCGTCTACCTGGAACGCCAGGGCATACAGCTTGCCGCGGGAAATACCCTTTCCCAGCAGCGTGCCGTTAAAGTAGTCGGTGATCACCTGCCGTACCTGGGGCAGCACCTCGTCCGGGTCGGCGGAGTCGGACACCTGCACCAGCAGATTCACGGTCACTTCGGTGGTGGTAGGGGAGAGCACCTTCACGTCCACGGCGATCTCCCGCTGGTCGTCAAAGTAGGCCTGCACCTGATCCACCAGGGTTTGGGTGGGAACCCCATCCTCTCCTACGATGATCACATCCACTGTGCCAAGCCCACGGTTTCGCCCAATGACGGACACCGCCGCCACGCCATCGAATTCCAGGGCTGCCTGCTCGTAGTAGGCGGTGTTGGCTCCGTTGCTCATTCTTGCGTAGGTAGCCAGCACCCGAGTCCGCAGCTCGTCATCGTCCTCCTCGTCCAGTCCGCCCTGGAAGGGCTCCGGATTGGTGCAGGCGCTGATGCCCACCGGCGGAACGGACATGGTGAGAACCGTTCCCGCTGCCACATTGCCTTGGCTGCCGGATTCCACCGCCTGCGCGGGCACGTCCACCTGGCTGAGTCCTGCCTTCAGCGTGGCAGACTGGGTGGTTTCAAACTGCACCAATCCGGCGGTCATGCACACCGTTCCGGCGGGAATGTCCAGATCGGTGGCAGCGGCCTGATCCACCAGAAAACGGATGGAGCCGGTGGCCGCCGCTGCGCTCTTTCGGCTGAGCCCACGCATCTGAGCGTGGTTGTCCAGATAGGTTCCTGTGGCAGTTTGGGGAAAGCACTGACCCGTCACCCAAAGACACTGGTTGTACAGCGCCTCCAGCTGAGCGGCCACCGCATAAAAGCGAATGGAAAGCTCGGTGGAGGGGTCGCCGGTGAGTCCGGCTCGCCCTTGAAAGTCGGCGGAAAGCGCCGCATAATATTCCTCTGTGGTCAAAAAAGTTCCCTCCTTTTCATTGATTCACATCCAGCTCTGCCGTCAGGGATTCGCCCTGCCAGTCCATCGTCACGGCGATGTGCAGCGCATCCTCACTCATAGGAGTCAGGGCAACGCCGGTGATGGACAGGTCGGTTTCATCCGCCAAGGCCTCCTGGATGTATTGCTTGGCCTGAGCCTCCCGCTGAGCGGGAGAGTGGCGAAGCAGCTGATACAGCTGACTTCCCAGCTCCGGCAAAAGCGGAAACCCGCCTCGCCGAGCGGTGAGCTTTAAAAGCACCCGCTGCAAAACCTCTCCGCTGCCGGAGAGGGTGGAGAGAGCGCCCTGACTGTCCGGCACATAATCTCCGTCCTTTAAGAGCAGCGTCATGCGCCCACCTCCTTCGTCACCAGCTGACCCTGAACCTCAATGGTTCCGTCATTCCGCAGGGTGATGGAAGCGCCCTTGCTGGAAAGGCGAAGCTCTCCTGGGTTCAGATCGTCGGTTTCCGTACAGAGAGCCCCTGCCACACAGGGAGTTCCCTCGGCTCCCAGCCGAAGGAGGAGCACCTGCGTGCCCACCTCCGGCTTCCATGCCACGCCACCGGGAGAGTACAGGCTCAGCTGCCGCCATTCTCCTCCGCTGTAGGCTGCCAGAGAGGAGCCGGACAGGGTGACAACGCCGCTGTCAGCGGCAGCCTCCTCCGGCCTTACCTGGCTGTTCTGTTTGGTGATCCACATAGATCCTCTCTCCTTTCTAAATCAGGGCGCTGGGCGCCACCAGCGTCAGCTCCGTTCGTGCGCCGCCCTCGTCCAAGCACACCTTGCTTTCGCTGATGCGCCAAGTGCCGTCACAGCCTGCCTTGTTCAGCTTCACTTGAACCAGCTCTCCCGGCCAGCCCCAGAACAGCTCCGCCACCGTCACCTCCAGGGTGAACCGCTCCTGCTGGGATTTTTCCAGCTGATAGGTGCCGGAATACCGCAGTGCCTCAAAGGCTCCGTTGCTGGGCATGGTCACCACCTGCTGAGCGTGACCGCCCTGGGAAGCGAAGGTAGAATTGGTCACCGAGGTGGCGTAGGTCTGATTCTTGCTCTGCACCAGCACCGAGGACAGGCAGCCGTACCGCTTTTCCCGGTATTGCAGACTGAGAATGGGCAAGGTGCTGTCCAGGGTGCGGCTGACCTCGGTGGGAAATTTGGAGAGGAGCAGCCGACCCTGCCGGTCAAACCGAGGAGTCACCCGGCTGTAATACTGGGCGAACTGATAGAGTACGCTCCATTCGCTGGTGCCGCTGGAAATGGAAAATCCCGGCACGGCGGATAGGTTCCCGGCATCCGCCACCGTGATGCCGTGGCAGGTCACATGATCCCGCAGGAGCATAGCGGTGGTGGCGGTGCCGTAGGTTTGGGCGGGAGATTGGTTGTCCAGCAGACGAGCAGCCATCCCTCGTCCGGAAATCTCCACAACGATCCCATCCTCGCCCCATTCCAGGTGATATTCGTCCACCACACCGGTGAACACCCGCTGACCGTCCTGACTGGCGAAAAAGGTGACGGCCTTGTGGAGCTGAGCTGTCACGGCGCTGTTTCCCACAAAGCGCACCCAAAACGCATCGCAGGGCACGCCGGCGGTGTAATTCAGCTCCCAAGCCAGCAGCACCGGCAGGGTGTAGGTCTCGCCGGTGTATAATTTTACGGCGGCGGTCATTACGCCACCCTCAAAACCTGCCCCACCTGAATGAGATTGGGATTTTTCAGGCTGGGATTCAGGGCGGAAATGGCCGCCACCGTGGTGGAATATTTCTGGGCAATGGCCCAGAGGGTGTCACCCTTCACCACGGTGTAATACTGGGTGGAGGAAGTGGAGGACGCTGTTTGGGTGGAGGTGGTGGTTCCGGCACTCTGACCGGAGTAGCCGGTATAATTCTCCCAGAAGGTGAAGGAATACTTCACATAGTCCGCCCTGGGCGCCTCCTCCAGCTCCAGCTTCACCAAATAGGCGCTGGTGGTGCTCCAAATGGGGTGTACCAGCGCACCGGGCGTGCCCTCATAGAACAGCGCCGCCAGCTTTGCAAAGTTTCGATAGGCGTCCGACCCGGTAAACACCCCTTCACCCTCCATGACCCGCCGGGTCACGCCCAGGTCTTGCAAACTGTATTTGCCAAAGGGAACCTTGTTCACCGCCATGACCCGCTGAAAGGTCACGTGGTAGGTGGAGGGATTGTGGGGCCAGGTAAAGGTTTTAAATTTCATTGGGGTCAGTTCCAAACTCCATTCTCCTTTCGCTTAGTATAGAGGAAAGCCGTTGTCATATCGCCGGGCATCCCGTTCCATCATCTGATCCAGGGCGGAAAGGCTCAGTCCTGAACTGCCCTGGCTCTCCTGAACGATCACCCGTTCCAGCGGCGGCGCTCCGGCACTCTGCTGGAAACCGGAGAGATTGTCCGTTCCCGCCAAAATAGGGGAGGAGAAGCCACCGCCGGAGCTCACCCGCTGAACTGGGCCAAAATTCGTCCCAATCGGGAGGGCTCCCGCCTGAGCGGCAGTGAGCCAGGCACTGACCGCTTCTTCCAGCTGCTGACCGGTGCGCTCTGTGGCGGCAGTCTCCTCCAGCTGTCCGGCGGAGCGTTTTGCCGCAGTCAAGGAGTCCAACGCCTCTGCCAGACGCTCCGCAGTGCCCGCTGGCTCTGCGGCATTTTCCTGCTCTGCGGACTCCTCAGGGGAGGAGGTGTACTCCTCCCCATCGGTGGCCCTGGAAGCCGGTTTGGCATTTCCTGCCTGGGCGAACTCCTGAACAAACTCCTGAGCCACCGTCTGAGCGGAGGAATCGGGTTCCGTTCCGCCGCCTAACGCCAGCAGCAGGGTCAAGAGATCGGTCATTTCACCGCCTCCTCCCGCAGCTCCTCAAATCGCTTGGGGTCAAAGGCCGGGTTTTCCGCCTGACCCTCCTCCAAAGAAGCTCCGCAGCAGGCACAGCGCTTTTCCTGTGCCCTCTGGCGGCAGCTGGGACACAAGTGGGAGAGTTCTTCCTCCTCATCCAGAATCAGATGAAGGAGGCAGTACAGGTAGTCCCGAGGGTGCATCTCTCTCACCCGCTCCTCGGTGGGCAGAGCGTGAAAGGCCTTCTGCACCTTCCACCGCAGCCGAGCGGCAGAGTCTCCTCTCAGCTCCTCCAAATAGCCCTCCGTGTCCAGATCCTGGGTGTCCATCCCAGGGTCACCCTCCTGACAGAGCTGAGCCAGGGCTTGGGAAAGACCTCCGATCTCCCCGGGGGTCAGAGCGGTCAGCACCGCCTTTCCATCGGAAAACGCCAGACCAGTCTCATTTCTCAGCACCTTGGCCAGCACACAGGCGTTGGAAATCAGCCCTTCTTCGGCGGCATCCTGGGCAACCAGCGCCGCCTCGCTTTTCGCCTCCAACACCTGAGCGGCGGTTGGGGTTTGGAGAAGCAGCCGGTGACCACCCACCGAAACCTCCACCTGAGGCAGGGAGCGAAAGAGAGCGTCCATGCGCTGCTCCATCACAGGCTGACCTCCATCCGCTTGGCAGCCACCAGAGTCACCTGCTCCAGCACCATAGCGCCCAGCTCGCCGCTTTCGCTGATGGAGCTCCACCGGCAGCCGGAATAGATGATCTTCCGATCCGGCTTGCAGATCACCAGGGAGAAGTCGTCCAGATCGTGGAAGCGAATGCCGTCGGAGATGGCATCCTCGGTGGCATAGAGCCGAGTCAGCTGGATGGTGTGGCTGTCCGCACCGCCGATGGTGCCCACCGGGTCGCTTTCGCCAAAGGCCTGCACCGAAATGGTGTCACGGGTGCTTTTGGCGGAGTAGCTCTGGACAATGGCCACCTTCTTGCCGTTTACCTCCAGGTAAATATCCTGGCTGGTGGGAAATTTTACCGTATTCATGAAACCCCTCCTTTACACCGTAATGTGGGCGGAAATATAGATCTGGTTCAGACCGTGGGCCACCGCAAAGTTAAAGTCCACCAGACAGCGGGTGGGATCCTCCGCATCCGCCGTCACGGAAACAGAATCATAGCTGTCAATGATCTGGCGGCTCAGCTTGTCCTCCAGGGTGATCACCACCTGGGAGGCAATGGCGCTGCGGTTCTGGGCCGTGTTCTTGGTGCGGAGAAATTTTGCCCGCAGGGCATCCCGCACCGCCGGGATCACATCATCCACAATGCGGATGGTGGTGCTCTCTCGCCAGGTGGTGTCCGCAGCGCCGCCGGTGGTGGTGCGGGTGGTGATGCCTCGCACCACGCTGACCGTACCGCCTACCGTTTCCAGCGGGGTGACGCCGCCCTGCACCAGCAGATCAATGTCTCCGTCAGAGTAGTCGGCTTCCAGGCCGCTGAGACCGGACAGCTCCGCACCGCCCAAGGGCAGTGCCGGATCGGAGTCTCCTGCCAGCGCACCGGCTACCGCCGCTGCCGCCAAAGCGCCATTTGCCAGGGCAGTTCCCTCGCTGTCCGTGGAGCAGGGAGCCACCAGCAGCATTCGCTCGCTGTTCAGGCTCTTGGCTCTCTCCACCAGCTGGGACACCGTTTCACCGGATTTGGGTGCCA